GGGAACGAAGACGGCAGTCAAGCTCGCATCTGACGCGACCACGACCGCTTCTTCCTTGGCGGCTACCGCCACAACCACATCTGCGCAGGTCGCGGCAGCGGGCACCACGGCCGCCGCCTGGCTACCTGCCGCCTTGGTTGCTTCGATCGGCTCGTTTGGCGCAGCTGCCGTTGTTGGTGGGGCCGCGCTGGTTGCGGCCTACGCGTTGATCAAAGGGTTCTCCGGCGGCGGGTATACCGGCGCCGGCGGGGTCAACGAGCCAGCCGGTATCGTGCACAAGGGCGAGGTGGTCTGGAGTCAGGCCGACGTGAAGCGCTTTGGTGGCGTTGCTGCGGTTGAGGGTCTTCGCACAGGCAACGTCGCGCCGATGCCTTCGGCTCAGTCCGCCGGGGGCGCGCAAAGCAGATCATCTGCTTCCAGCGCCGGTGGCGCCGGTTCAAGCGCATCCATCACACCGGTCTACCAGACCTTCCACATTGGCAGCGACGTCAGCGAGCAAACGGTGGCCATGGTTCAGCAAGGTATGCGCCAGACCATGACTGCAATCCTCCAGGACGTGAACCGCAACGGTCAGATCATGCAGACCATCCGCAAGAAACTCTGAGGTGAAAAATGGCAATCGAGTGGCCTGTCGAGCTGCGTCCCTCGGACATGGACTGGGGCATGATCTACAACAACCGAGACTTCACGTCCTCGCTGAACAACAGCCAGCAGATCGTGGGCTATCCGGGCTCGTACTGGCGGTGCTCGCTGTCCTTGCCGTCGATGACCAACAGCAGGTCCAGGCTGGCCACGGCCTTCATGGGCAGGCTGCAGGGCCGGTTCGGCACCTTCAAGCTGCCGGCCTTCTTCCGGGAGCGCAAGGATGACATTGGCGCGCCGGTGGTGCAGACGGGGGCGGCAATGGCCTCCAGCGTCATCCTACGCGGGATGACGGCCAGCCGCCGGGTGTTCAGCCAGGGCGACTACATCACCATCGACGGCGTCATGCACGAGGTGGTCGAGGACGTCACCTCGAACGCGAGTGGGGTGGCCACCGTGCCGCTCAACCGCCGGCTGCGCACTGCGATCATCGCTGGCACCGCAGTTGAGTACCGCAACCCGTATTCGACCATGCGGCTTGAAGAAGATCGCTACACGCTGTCGGTCAAGCCGATCCTGTCGGACCTTTCTATCCAGTGCCGGGAGGCTTTCTGATGGCTGCTGTTTTCCCTTTCTCCCAGTCGGTGCTGAATATCATCGCGGCGGGCAACTTCACGCCCGTGTTCGCCTGCGAGCTGGACTTCGTGGGGGGTATGGTCCGCGCGCACACCGGTACCGGCCCGCTGGTCATCAATGGCTACACCTATGACGGGGTGGGGTGGTTCGGCGAGGTGGGTTCGGCCAACGAAAGTACTGATTCGGGATCGTCGCTGTCTGTCGACCTCACCCTCAACGGGCTGGACAGCTACATCCTGTCCCAGACGTCGGTGGCGGGCTGCCGGGGCCGGGCGGCGCGCCTGATCTTCGCCGTGTACGACGAGGCCGGCAACTACGCGGCCGACATCCTGTTCAGCGGGCGTATGGACGCCGCGCGCCTGTCCTACGGCGGCGCGAATAGCGACAGCTCGATCACGGTGACCATCATCGACCGCATGGCTGAATGGAACCGCGCTGGAACCGAGCGGTGGACAGACGAGAACCACCGGGCCAGGAACGGCGGCGATCGCTTCTTCTACGCCGTCGCGCAAATGGCCGAATGGCCCATCTACTGGGGCGCCAAGAAGGACGCCCCATCGTTCACATACGAGTGACCCACCATGCGCTACCGAGACTGGCCGAAAAGGCTGCACGAGACCATTGAGGCCGCTTCCGAGCGGCCTTTTTCATGGGGCGAATCCGACTGCTGCCTGTTCGTGTCGGACTGCGCCAAGGCCATCTGCGGCGCGGATCCGGCGCTCTCGTACCGCGGGCGGTACACCACCGAGACCGGCGCCAAGCGTGCCTTGGCATCTGGCCACGGCTCGGCCGAGGCGGCCTTCGACGCGTGCTTCGAACAGGTGGACATCCAGTTCATCCAGCGCGGCGACATCGTCAGCTTCGACAACGGGGCGGGCAAGTCCTTCGCGGTGCTCTGGGGTGGGCGGTACTGGGCGGTAACCGATAGCGGCGCTGCGCCGGTGGATTGTGAGCCGTTGGCGGCTTGGAGGGTTGAGTAGTGAGCAAGTCGATCAAAGCAGTTGCCAAGATTGTCACCGCGCCGATCAAGGCCATGTACGACCCGGTCGGTGCGTTCAAGGACGTGTTCGGCGGTGTGAAGGACATCTTCGCCGGGCTGACCGGCGCGGGCAAGGTGGTGTCGGGGCCAAGCTCTGAGCCCAGCTCCCAGACCGTGCGTTCTTCGAAGGCGCCGGTGCGCTTCATCCTGGGCCGCACCAGCACCGGCGGCGTTCTGGCCTGGGTGCAGGAGCAACCAGGTGGCCAAACCACCGGGGAGTGGCTGCACATCGTCTACGTGCTGTCCGAAGGCGCCATCGCTGGCGTGGACGAGATCTACGTCGACGAGCAGCCGATCGCTTCGCTGGGCGCATTTGCTACCTATGAGGTGGTGATCAACCCGACCGCGCCGAACGAGTTCCTGCGCAAGAACTGCCCGGACTGGCGCGCTGAACAGATCGGGCGCAACCTCTCGTTCGTGCGGGTCTCGTTCCTCTACAACTCCGAGAAATTCCCTTCCGGGATCCCCGACGTGCGCTTCGTGGTGCGTGGGCGCAGCGATATCTACGACCCGCGCGATGGCCAGTCCAAGTACTCGGCCAACACCGCGCTGCTGATCCTGTGGTACCTGCGCAACCGCTGCGGCATCCCCGACGACGAGATCATCTTCGAGACCTTCGCGAACGCGGCCAACATCAGCGACGAGCTGGTTACCGACCCGCAAGGCAAGAGGACGGCCCGCTACTTCGCCGGTGCCGTGATCGGCGCCGATGAGAAGCGCAACGCTGTCCTGGAAAACCTGCTCGCAGCGTGCGCCGGCACCCTGATCCGCGTCGGCGGCCGGTGGTCGCTGCAGGTGGGCGCGTACTATGGCCCGGCCGACTTCGTCATCACCGAAGACATGGTGATCGGCACGGTCGAGGGTACGACCGAGGTCAGCAACAGCGATGCGATCAACACCGTGCGCGGCACTTTCATCGACCCGTCCCAGGCCTGGGCGGATACCGACTATCCCGAAGTAGCTGTGCAGGACTGGGTAACCCAGGATGACGGCGAGCTGGCCGAATCGCAGTCGTTCTCCTACGTCACCGACGCATACCTGGCGCAGCGCCTGGCGAACATCACGCTTCGCCGGCGGCGTTCGGGCGGCACCGTGTCCATGCCGCTGAACTTCAATGGCTACAACTGCCGGCCGGGCCGCGCGGTGCGCGTAAACCTGCCATCGCTGAACATCCTGGGCGAGTTCATCGTCACGGACTGGGGCATGGGCGCTATGGATGCGTGCAAGGTCACGCTCAAGCCCTACGAGCAGGCGATCTTCGATGACGCGGTTGGCCAGCCCTACAACCCGCTGGGCTTCATCAATCTCCCGGTGGGCGGCCTGGCCGCGGTCACGAACCTGGCCTGGACGCCGGCCACGGCCTCCGAAGTCGTTCAAGGCATCCTGAGCTGGACGCCGCCGACGCAGACTGTGCTGAGCTACACGGTGGTCATTCGCCAGGGTGGCGTGGTGGTCCAGGCGCTCAAGGTAGGCGGGGAGGCCAGCACCTGCAACGTCAACGGGCTGAACTCGGGCGTCTACGCGCTCAGCGTCATCTGTTACGGCCCAGGCACTGTGTCTGGAGAGGCGACGATCAACGTCAGCGTTGACGTTCCGCCCATGCCCGAGAGCTGCCTTGTCTCGGCTTCTGTGAACACCATCACGCTGACACCGCGCAATTCTAAGGGGCTGAACGGCGGCACCTATGAGTACTTCTTCGTCTCCAGAGAAGGCGCACCGGTATCGGAAGCTGTGTACCTGGGCCAGGGGATGTCGTTCACCCACACCGGCCTGGCGTTCGCCAAGAGCTACTTCTACTACGTGCGATCGGCCAATGCCTACGGCAAGAGCCTGTTCCTCTTTGTGAAAGCAGCCACCTCGAGCGATGCCAGGGAAATTCTGGATGTGATCAAGGGCGAGGTGTTGGAGAGCGACCTGGGCAAGCAGCTGACGAGCAAGATCGAGAAAATCGCGCTGATCGATGGCAACGGCCCGGGCTCGGTCAACGAGCGCGTCACCGCGTCCTCGAACGCCATCAAGGCCGACGTCAGCAAGCAGCTGATCCAGGTCAACAGCACAATCGACGGTGTGCGCTCGGACCTGCAGGGCCAGGTCACCGCCGTAGAAGGCCGGATGACCACGGCCCGCGACGAACTGCAGCGGCAGATCAGCGAAGTCTCCTCGATCGCCGGCGCGCTGCCGTACAACAAGACCAAGACCTACGCCCTGGACCAGGCGGTGCTCGGCGCCAACGGCAAGCTGTATCAGGCCAAGAAGGCGGTACCGGTCAACGTGGCGCCGCCGAATACCGACTACTGGGAGGACGTGGGCCAGTCCGTGCGCACCGCCAACGGCACAGCCAGCGCTGTCAGCAAGTTGCAGATGGATGTCACGACCCTGGGCGACAACGTCACGGCCACGTCGGGCAAGGTCGATGGCTTCCAGGCCAGCATCAACACCGCCAACAGCAACGCCAGCGCCGCCCAGGGCGCTGCGCAGGCTGCGAATGACCTGGCGGGTGGCAAGGGCAAGGTCATCGTCCAGAACGCCGCGCCAGCGGCCGCAGACCGCCTCCCGCAGAACCTGTGGATCGACACCACCAGTGGGGCCAACACGCCCAAGCGCTGGAATGGCTCGGCCTGGGTTTCGGTCAGCGACAAGGTGGCCACTGACGCGGCAGCAGCAGCCCAGAGCGCCCTGAGCCAGGTGGGCAATAAGGCCGACGCCAGCGCGGTGAACTCGCTGAAGCTGACGGTCGAGCAGCAGGGCCGCGATCTGACGTCCCAGGGCAGCACCCTGAACGGCATGCAGACCACGATCGATGGCAAGGCCAGCTCGCAAGCCCTCACCCAGCTGAGCAACCGGGTCAAGCTGACCGAGGACAAGAACGGCCTGCAGGACGACACCCTGAAGTCGCAGAGCGAGTCGCTGACCACGCTCAAGGACACCGTGGCCAAGAAGGCCGACGTCTCTACCGTCAACCAGCTCGCCAACGACGTGAAGACGCAGGGCGACACCGTGTCGGCCCAGGGTTCGTCCCTGACCAAGATCGAAGCCTCGCTTCCTGG